CAACAACACAATCATTTGTATCGGGTCTTGATTCTGATGGAACAAAACCTAGAAAAGCTTATATGCCAGTTCCATATAATATGCGTTTTGAGTTGGCAATCTATTCAAAACTGAATGATGATATGCTTCAAATTATAGAACAGATATTACCATATTTTCAACCAGCATATACTTTATCTGTCGATTTAGTAAGAACTATTGGGGAGAAAAGAGATATTCCTGTAGTGTTTGAAGGTATTACAATGGAGGATGATTATGAGGGAAATTTTGAAACGAGAAGATCTTTAATCTATACACTTAGATTTACTGCAAAGACATATCTTTTCGGACCAATTGCAGATGTATCAAAGGATATTGTCAAGAAAGTTACCATCGGTTATATTGGTGGAGATCAAACATCAAGTCCATCAAGAGATCTTTCTTACAGTGTAGAACCAAGAGCTATCAAAAACTATACAGGAACTGTAACTACAACTCTTGTCGGAGACATTGATGCATTAGACACTACTATTTTTGTTGAAGTTGCCGATTCATCAAATATACCAGCACAAACATACATTGTTCTTGATAGTGAAGAAATGTATGTTGAGTCTAAGACTGGAAATACTCTTAAAGTAACAAGAGGATCTGACAACACACTTATTGCACCTCATGTTGGCGGAACAGCTGTCAAGAAAATAACAGCAGCAGACGATGCTCTGATCAATATTGGTGATGATTTTGGATTTAGTGGATCATGAAAATGACAAAGAAATTCGACAAACTAAATGAGACTTTTGATGTTTCGAATGAAATTGTCGAATCAAAATCCGAAATTATAGAATCGAAGATCGAATCTATATCTTCTTCGGTAGAAGATATTAAAAAAGATTATGAATATACGCGAGGAAATTTGTATTCGATTATTGAAAAAGGACAAGAAGCAATCAATGGCATTCTTGAGCTTGCTGCAGAAAGTGAAATGCCTAGAGCATATGAAGTTGCTGGTCAATTAATTAAAAATGTTTCTGATGCTACAGATAAATTGATGGATCTTCAAAAGAAGTTAAAAGATATTGAAGAGACTAAACAAGTTCGTGGCCCTACAAATGTTACTAATGCATTGTTTGTAGGGTCAACTGCAGAACTTTCTAAACTTTTAAAAGATGGATTGAATACTCCAGATAAATAATTAAAAAAATGCCATGGCAGTCCCAGCAGTAAATATAGTAATCGAAAAAGGTGCAGATTATTTTGCAACCTTTACGATTACAAACCCAGACGGAACTCCATATAATTTAAGTGATACAAGTGCATTATCTACATTAAGAAAGTTTCCAGATGCAACGACTGGAATTACAACATTCACATCTTCTTTAGTTGTTGCCACTGGAAAAGTGACAATATCACTTGGAAACTCGATTACAAGTGAATTGGACATGGGGCGCCATTACTATAATATTGTAGTTACAAATAATAATACGAATAAAAAAACAAGAGTCATTGAGGGAATGGCAATCGTTGCATAAATAATTTTAAATGGTTTTGCATTCCAATGCCAAGCAACGATTATTCCGTCAGTATGGATGGTGCAAATTCATTCACGGTATCAGTAGAGAGGACTATTGTGGCCGATAGACTTTCAGATCTCAGCGATGTTAGTGCTACAGACCTTGGAAATAAAGATCAGTATGTTTTAGTTTATGATGCTTCGCAACAAAAATATAAATTAGTCAATCCTGATGTAGTATTGAATTCTGCTGCATCTACAGAAACAAATCAACCAGGATTGGTTGGTTATGCAACCGCATTTCTGGATCGTATTGATGTTGATCTTGATAATAGAATTGATTTAGATGCAGGAACTTTCTAAAACTAAATAATATAAGTAAAATAAAAGAATAACGATGGCCGCACCTGTCATTCAGTTTAAAAGAGGATTACTTGCCAATCTTCCTGGGTTGCAAGCTGGAGAACCTGGATTTACAACTGATAGTTATGACTTATATGTTGGTTTAACTTCTGATACCGCAACTAATAAATTTGTTGGTTCTCATAGATATTGGACAAGAGGAACTTCTACAACTGGTAGTGGAGTTAACCTTGTAGAAGGAACTGACAATGGAAATAGTTTTATTACTCTTGCATCACCAGCATCTCTTGCTGGAATTGTAACTTATTACCTTCCAGGAACTCAAGGAAATGCAAGTAGTGTTTTAACAAATGATGGTAATGGCAATTTAACTTGGTCTAGTGGATCTGCAGATCCTATTTTTACCGGTATTGCATCATTCACTGATACAACAAATAATCAACTTGGAAATGCTGATAGTGGTGCTGTTCAAATTGATGGTGGTCTTGGAGTTAATAAAAACCTTACAGTTGGTCAAAATTTAAACGTACAAGGATACTCCGAATTTGTTGGAGTCGTAACCTTCCGTGGAGGTACGATTGGACTTGGAGATACTGAGGGTGATAATGTTGTTGTTGGTGGTGAGTTTGCATCTGGTTTGATTCCAACCGATGATGATACCTATACTTTGGGTAATGGTGCTAAGAGATGGAAAAATGCATCATTTTCTGGTATTGTAACAGCGACAAAATTTGTTGGTAATATTGAAGCGACTGGTGGAGCTGGAGCATCTTTTGTTAATGCAACAAATATAAATGCATCTAATTTAAATGTTTCTGGAGTAACAACAACTGCAACTGCAAATGTTACCGGAAACTTAACTGTAGGTGGAGATCTTTTTGTTAACGGATCAACAACTCAAGTTAATACGCAAACATTAACAGTTGAAGATGCTTTGATTGATGTAGGTCTTGTAAATGGAGCAGCTCCAAATTCAGATCTTAATATTGATCTCGGACTTCTGTTAAATTATTATGATGGAACTGCTAAAAAAGCTGCGGTTTATTGGGATGATAGTGCAGGAAGAATTGTTCTCGCTTCATCTGTAACAGAATCTGCTGGCGTTCTGAGTGCCTCTTCTTACTCTGGTTTGGAAATTGGATCTCTGTTTGTTAATGACTGTGCTGGTCAATCACAAGTAATTTCTTGCTCAGGATCGACAAGAAATCTGATTAACATAACTATTGACTGCGGAACTTTCTGAGATTAATTAATGGCAACTGAAAATGATTTGAAGTATCTTTTAAATACTTACCAAAAAAAGGCAATGGATTTATTTACACAACTTGTCGTCGCTGAAACCAAACTTGAACAGGCACTTGTAAGAATAACTGAATTAGAACAAAAACTCAAACAGTATGAGTTAAAGAATGATAAAAATTTAGAAGAGTCTTATTAAAGACTTTTATAAATATTATTAATGCTGAATAACGCCCAATATATATTGGGTTTACGGTACATACCAACCATGAGGATCTTGAATGGCAAATCCAAATATTAGAATAAAGAGGTCGTCTGTACCTGGCAAAAAACCGTCAGTTGCAGATCTTCAACTTGGAGAACTTGGCCTTAATACGTTTGATGCCGAAATTTATACTCGCAGAGAAAGAGCGGGTATCGGCACAGACATTGTAGGACTTGGCGTTGGTGCAACGGTAACCAACGTCCTCTATGTTACTGTTGATGGAAATGATAATAATACAGGTAAGAAACTTGGAGATGCAAAAGCAAGTATAGCTGCTGCAGTTTCGATTGCAACGACTGGAACTGTTATTAAAGTATCTCCTGGAAATTATATTGAAAATAATCCAATTAATCTCCCCGAACAGGTAAGTATTGTTGGAAGCAGTTTAAGGGAAGTTTCAGTATCTCCGCAAAATGCTGGTTCTCTCTTTTATGTAACTAATGGAAATTATATTGCAGAAATGTCATTTACAGGAGCTGCAAGCACACATCCTGTAGTTTCTTTTAATCCATCGGGAGCGGGAAATATAACACAATCTCCATATATCCAAAACTGCACTAATTTCATACCAAACAGTATTGGTATGAAAATTGATGGAAATCATGCTTCTGGCAATATCAAAAGCATGGTTCTTGATTCATATACACAGTATAACCAAGGAGGAATTGGAGTTTCAATTACAAATAATGGATACGCACAGTTAGTTTCGTTATTCACTATTTGCAATGATATTGCAGTTTATTGTGGTTCTGGCGGCGCTTGTGATTTAACAAACTCAAACTCATCATTTGGCAATTATGGTTTGGTTTCTGATGGAGTTAGCAATAGTGTTTTAACTGGGATTGTCACTTCAAATACTGATGCAGGAGCAACTTCATTTACAATTTCTGGTGTTGGAACAACAAGACTCTTTGATGGACAAATTGTTTACTTTGGAAAACTTTATTATGAAGTTGAATCCATAACATTGGTAAATCCTGGATCTGGATATTTAAATGCACCTACAGTTACAGTAAGTGCTCCAGAAACTCCTTGGGGAATTGAAGCACAAATAGCAGCGGATATTTTAAATGGATCTTTGAATGAAATCAATTTAATTTCAAGTGGAAGAGGATTTGAGACTGCTCCAACAGTTACTGTTTCTGCTCCTAATGTTGGTATTAATACAGCTATTATTTCATTGACTGTAAAACCAAAATATTATTCAATTCAAAGTTGCACTTTACCTCATGTGGGCATATGTACAGTTACTATTTCAGAGCAACTTCCATATGCTGTTGGAGTTGGGACAACAGTTCCAATATTTAAACAAAGTAGAATTCTTGCATCTGGTCATTCATTTGAATACATTGGATCTGGCACTGATATTAATACATGTCTTCCTTCATTAGGAGGTGTTGCAATTCAAGCAAATGAAGTTGATATGAGAAATGGTGGATTGGTTATTTACACAAGCACAGATCAATCTGGAAACTTTCGAATTGGTGATGGTGTTGTGATTGATCAACAAACCGGTACAATCTTTGGCAATTTCTATCAAAAGAGTGTTCTTGCAAACGTAACACCATACATTTTAGCACTAGGAGGTTAATTTAAAATCATGGCATTACCACTTAACGTATTTAAAACTGTCACTCAAGTTGTACCAACAAGTCCAGTTGGAATTTACACAGCTCCTATCGGTTATGCTGGGGTTGTTCTTTTAGCACAAGTTGCAAACACAGGAACACAACCACAAACTGTAACTTTTTCTCACAAAAGAACAGTTGCTGGTGCTGCAGTTACTACAGAAATTGTAAAAGACTTTCAAATTCCTGCAAACGATGCGGCAAGTTTTCTTGATGGTAAACTTGTTTTAGAGTCAAATGATGTTTTAGTAATATCTGGCAGTAATTCTTCTAATTTGAAACTCACTGTCAGTGTTATTGAAACACTGAAATGATAGAGGAGTAAAATGAGAAATGGCTAAACTTCTTAGTGGCAGATTACCAAAACTAAATGTAGGACTATCCTCATCAATATCAGCAGTAAATGTAACTGGTGGTGTAAACATTGTAGGCATTACAACTGTTACATCAATCAGTACTGGTTCTACAACTGGTCTAAGCGGACAGTATTTACAGTCTACGGGAGTTGGAGTTACTTGGGCATCTGGCACAGTTTTAAGAAATACTTCTTCAACAGTTGCGATTGCGGGAACAGATACTTTTAATTTAAATTATACTGTTGGGTTTTTAGATGTATATGTTAATGGAGTAAAACTTGCACCTTCAGATTTTACTGCAACTGATGGAACTTCTGTAATTTTTAACGAATCTACCTATGGCGGAGAAGTAGTAGATTTTCATGCATATAATACACCATCAACTGGAGTATCTCCAAACGTTTTACACAATCCACCAGCAACATCATCATCAAATGGATTGGCTGGTCAAATGTCATACGATTCATCATATCTTTACGTTTGTGTTGCCACGAACAGTTGGAAGAGGGTTGCTCTAAGTAGTTTCTAAATAATTTCATAGCCTAGTGTCTTCGGGCATGAGGATGGCTTTTTAGATCTAAAAACCCCCCATCCAACTTTTTAAAAGGAGAAAATGGCATTTAATAGAGAACTATCGCAATTTGCGTCGTTCTTGGAGCTGGACGCAAGTTCGAACTATATTGGAATTACTTCCAACTCAGCTTCAACTAAAGTCGGTATTGGTACAGCACTTCCAGATTCGAAGTTTACCGTTGTTGGTAACGTAAGAATCAGTGGAGTTACAACTTCAACTGGTGGATTTGTAGGTGCTCTGACTGGTAACGTAACTGGTAACGTTTCAGGTAATGTAACAGGTAACGTTGTTGGTAACGTAACTGGTAATATTAACGCTGCCGGCGTTTCTACTGCAACAACTTTAAGTGGTACAACTTTAACTTATACGACTGGTAACTTTACCACCGAAAACGTTACTACTTCAAACATTACCACTGGTAACATTGTTACTGGTGTTGTTACAACTCTGAGTGGTACAACTGCTACATATACAACTGGAAACTTTACAACGGCTAATGCAACAACTGGTAACATTGTTACTGGTGTCGTTACAACTCTGAGTGGTACTAACGCAACTTATACCAGTGCTGGAATTACCAACCTCAACGTTTCTGGTGTTACAACATCAACTTCTGCGATTGTTGGTTCTGCAGTCACAATTACTTCTGGTGGTATTAGAGCTGCTGGTGTTATCACCGCAACATCGTTCGTTGGTGACGGTTCTAACCTGACAAACACCGGTGCTACTTTAAGTGCTGGTTCGGGATCACAAAGAGTTGTTTTAACTGGTTTAACTTCTGGTGTAATGACAACCGCAGCTACGGATGCGGAATTAACTTATAACTCAACTACAGATGTTTTATCACTTACTAACCTGAGTGGTACAAATGCAACCATTACAAATGGTACATTTACCAATTTAAATGTTACTGGAATTGCAACGATTAACTCGTCCACAATTTCAGCTGGATCTGGTACAACCATTACAAATGGTGGTATTAATGTTACTGGTGTTGTAACAGCAAGTCAAGGATTTAACGCTCTTGGTGGTACATCCACTTTCCCTACAGCTAGTATCACGACTTTAAATGGTACAACTGCCAACTTAACAACTGGTAACTTAGGAACTCTGAATGCAACTACAGGTAACATCGTTACTGGTGTTGTTACAACTCTGAGTGGTACAACTGCAACTTATACGACTGGTAACTTAGGAACTCTGAATGCAACTACAGGTAACATCGTTACTGGTGTTGTTACTACATTGTCAGGTTCTACAGCGACTTATACAACTGCCAATTTAACAACTGCTAATATTGCAACTGGTAACATTGTTACTGGTGTCGTTACAACTCTGAGTGGTACAACTGCAACCTATGCGACTGGCAATTTAACAACTGCTAACATTGCAACTGGTAACATTGTTACTGGTGTTGTTACAACTCTGAGTGGTACAACTGCTACATACACAACTGGTAACTTAGGAACCCTCAATGCAACCACAGGTAACATTGTTACTGGTGTTGTTACAACTCTGAGTGGTACTAATGCAACTTATACAAGTGTTAACTCAACAAACCTGAATAACTCTGGTGTTACCACAACATCTACTTTATTAGCAGGTGGTGGTAATGTAAGAGCTAACTCAACTGGAATTAATGTTACTGGTGTTATCACCGCGACATCATTTGTTGGTGATGGTTCACAGTTAACAAACACTGGTGCTACTTTAAGTGCTGGTTCTGGAGCATCTAGAGTTGTATTAACAACTCTGACTTCTGGTGTAATGACAACCGCAGCTACGGATGCGGAATTAACTTATAACTCAACTACAGATGTTTTATCACTTACTAACCTGAGTGGTACAAATGCAACTGTAACCAGTCTGAATGCCACTAATATCAATAACAGTGGTGTTGTTACTGCTGCACAGTTTGTAACTGGTGCTTCTGGTTCTGCGATTGGTATTAACACCAATACAATTTCTGGTCCTGCAGTTATCACAATTGACCCATCTGCTGTTGGGGACAATACTGGTGCTGTTAGAATTAAGGGTGATCTGTATGTTGATGGTGCTCAGTTTGTTGTAAACTCGGGAACAATTGAATTAGCTGATTTTGTTGTTGGTGTTGCATCAACTGCTGCATCAAATACCGTTCTTGACGGTGCTGGAATTGGAATTGGTTCTGCAAACATTCGTAAAACTATTACCTGGAATAATACAGCAGGAGCTTTAACTTCAAGTGAAGATTGGAACCTTGCATCTGGTAAACAGTATGAAATTGGTGGAACACCAGTTTTAAGTGCAAACTCCTTAACCATCACTAATGTTAATGCTTCGGGTGTTGGTACAATTCCTACTCTCCAGAGTACAACTGCTAACGTTGGTACACTGAACGCAACCACAGGTAACATTGTTACTGGTGTTGTTACAACTCTGAGTGGTACAACTGCAACTTATACGACTGGTAACTTAGGAACACTCAACGCAACAACAGGTAACATTGTTACTGGTGTTGTTACAACTCTGAGTGGTACAACTGCAACTTATACGACTGGTAACTTAGGAACACTCAACGCAACAACAGGTAACATTGTTACTGGTGTTGTAACCACATTGAGTGGTACTAACGCAACCATTACCAATACAACTCACACCAACTTAAACGTTACTGGTGTTAGTACGATTGCAACCTTAAGTGGTACTAATGCAACCATTACTAATACAACTCACACCAACTTAAACGTTACTGGTGTTACTACATCATCTTCAGCGATTATTGGTTCTGGTGTAACAATTACTTCTGGTGGTATTAATGCTGTTGGTCTTGCAATTACTGCTGCTAGCCTTAGAGGAAACTTAACTGGTAACGTAACTGGTAACGTAACTGGTAACGTAACTGGTAATGCAACATCAGCAGATCAAATTAACATTGCAACCAGAACATCAGATGATAACACATACTATGTTCCATTTGAATCTGGAATTGGTTATACCTCACTTTATATTGACACTGCATTAACCTACAACCCTGGTCAAGATTTATTATCACTGACAAATGTTCAGGGAACTAGAATTTCTCTGTATGAAGGTATTAATGCTTCTGGTGTTGTAACGGCATCTTCTTTATCAGCTGGTAGTGGTAACATTGTAGCAAACTCAACAGGAATCAGAGTTACGGGAGTTGTTACTGCAACATCGTTCGTTGGTGATGGTTCACAGTTAACAAACACTGGTGCTACTTTAAGTGCTGGATCTGGTTCACAAAGAGTTGTATTAACCAGTTTAACTTCTGGTGTAATGACATCTGCAGCTACGGATGCAGAATTAACTTATAACTCAACCACTGATACCTTAACTGGTACAAACTTTAACAGCACAACTGCAAACACCACGACTCTGAATGCATCTACTGGTAACATTGTTACTGGTGTTGTAACCACTTTGAGTGGTACTAACGCAACATATACTGGTGCAAATATTACCAACCTGAATGTTAGTGGAGTAACTTCATCAACTTCGGCTAGAATTGGTTCTGGAGTAACAATCACCTCTGGTGGTATTAATGCTGTTGGTCTTGCAATTACTGCAGGAACATTAAGTGGAAACCTTGCTTTGGGTAATGTTACTGGACTTGGTGCTAACGTAGCAACCTTCCTCGCAACTCCATCTTCAGCAAACCTGATTTCTGCTGTAACCGATGAGACTGGTTCTGGAGCTCTTGTATTTGCAAATACTCCAACACTCGTAACCCCAGTTCTTGGAACCCCAACATCTGGTACTCTTACCAACTGTACAGGTCTCCCAATTTCGACTGGTGTTTCTGGTCTTGCTGCTGGTATTTCTACCTTCTTAGCAACTCCTTCATCAGCAAACTTGGCTGCTGCAGTAACCGATGAGACTGGTTCTGGTGCTCTTGTATTTGCTACATCACCAACTCTGGTAACTCCTGCTCTCGGTACTCCTTCTTCGGGTACTTTGACAAACTGTACTGGTCTGCCAATTTCATCTGGTGTTTCTGGACTCGCTGCTAACGTAGCAACGTTCTTAGCAACTCCATCTTCAGCAAACCTTGCTTCGGCAGTAACTGATGAGACTGGAACTGGTGCTCTTGTATTTGCAAATAGCCCCGCTCTGGTAACTCCTGCTCTTGGTACTCCTTCTGGTGGTACTCTGACAAACTGTACTGGTTATATTGCAGCAAATATTGCTAGTGCTGGAGCTGGTGTAACTGCATTCTTAGTAACTCCATCTTCTGCTAACTTAGCGGCTGCTGTAACCGATGAGACTGGTTCTGGTGCTCTTGTATTTGGTACTTCACCAACATTAGCATCTCCAACCGTTACTGGAACAGCATCTGTTGCTGCTGTTACTGCAACTGGTTCTATCACTGCAGTTAACGTTAACTCAACTGGTATTGTAACTGCTACTCAGTTTACGACTGGTGCTTCTGGTTCTGCAATCGGTATCAACACTAACACAATTACTGGTCCTTCTGTAATCGTAATTGACCCAGCTGGTATTGGTGACAACACCGGTGCGGTAAGAGTTAAGGGTGACCTGTATGTTGATGGTACTCAGTTTGTTGTAAACTCGGCTACAATCCAACTTGCAGACTTTATTGTTGGTGTTGCTACAACAGCATCGACCAATGCACTTCTTGATGGAGCAGGTATTGGAATCGGTTCTGATAACATTCAGAAGACCTTAACTTGGAACAACGCTTCAACATCGATCAAGTCAAGCGAAAACTTCGATCTCGCATCAGGTAAGGCTTACAAGATCAATGGTACTGAAGTTCTGAGTGCAAGTTCACTCTCAATCACCAACGTTAATGCTTCTGGAGTTACAACTTCAACTGGTGGATTTGTAGGTGCTCTGACTGGTAACGTAACTGGTAACTTAACTGGTAACGTAACTGGATATCATATTGGTAACGTATATGCAGCATCTGGTATTTCTACATTCAATAACCTCCAACTGAATGGAACTCTTAAGGATGCAAACGGTTCGACTGGTTCATCTGGTTACGTTCTGTCAAATACTGGTGCTGGTGTTTCTTGGACAACAATTGGATCTGCTCTGCCAAACTTGAGAACAACTTCAGTTCAAACTGCGACTGCTTCTCAAACTGCATTCACAGTAACATATACTGTTGGTTACCTTGACATTTATGTCAATGGCGTTAAACTCGCTCCTAGTGAGTTTACAGCAACCAATGGAACCACTGTTACGCTTGCTGAAGCTGCTTATGCTGGAGATGTTGTTGAATTCTATGCATACAACACTGCAACCTATGGTGGTGCAATCAACTCTCTGAATGACCTTAGTGATGTTACCTTAACATCACCTTCTAATGGTCAACTTCTGAGATATAATAGTGCAACTGGCGAATGGATTAACTCCTTTGCTCTTGTTGGTATCAACTCTGTTGATGCTACAACCGTTGCAACTCTTGAGACCGCTCTGGGTTATGCACCAAACACCTTCAACTCTCTGTTTATCAGTAATGCAGGTGTTTCCACTTTCAGTGGAGATGTTCAAGCACAATCAACAATGACCATTAGTGGTCAATTGACTTGTGCTAATGTTAACTCTAGTGGAATTGTCACTGCAACTGACTTCAACTCATCTTCGGATAGAAACCTGAAGGATAACATCCGCGTTATTGAAAATGCATCCGAACTGGTTGGAAAACTGGAAGGCGTACACTTTACTTGGAAATCAAGTGGAGCTGAAACCTGCGGCGTTATCGCTCAGCAGATCGAAGAGTATCTGCCACAACTGGTACACACAGGAGAAGATCATAAGACTGTTAACTATAATGGTCTTGTTGGTGTTCTGATCGCTGCTGTACGTGAGCAAGGCGAAATGATCGCTGCGCTTAAGGCAGAAATTGAAGAACTCAAGAAGTAATTCTTGATTGAATCTTGTGGGGGCAGGCAACTGCCCCTTTTTTTATAAATAATAATAAAAATGCTTAATCTGAAGTCACATAAAACAGTTGAACAAATTGCAAAGAAGCATCATGTCGATGTTTCTTTCATTAAGAAGCAACTGAAAATGGGTGAGCCTATTGAACATGAACATACAAAAGATCATGATCTCGCTATGGACATTGCACTTCAGCATCTAGATGAAATTCCAGATTATTATACACGTCTGAAGAAAATGGAAAAAGAGGCAATGAAAGAAGAAAATAAATCAGGAGATAGTTCTCTTCATGATTGGTTTTCAAAATCAAAGTCTTCTGATGGAAAACCTGGATGGGTTCAGTTAGGTGGAAAATATGCAGGTAAGCCTTGTGCAAAACAACCAGGACAAACAACAAAACCAAAGTGTGGATCAAGTAAAATGAAGAGAGACTTATCGAAAGGCGAAGAAGAAGCAGCGTTTCGTCGTAAGAATAAAAAAGATCCAAATCCAGAAAGAAGTGGAAAGGCAATCAATGTTGCCACAGAGGCATTTGTCGATCCAGAACAAGGTGAAGCACCTAGCGGAAGATCTCCTTTACAAAACGTATCCGATCATCCAAAAGCAGCTGTAAGAAAAAAAGCGGTTGGTGCATTCAAAAAGCAGATGAGTAAAGAATATGGTGGAACTTGGAAATCAAGAACAAAAGATCCAGTTGATGAAGCATGTTGGTCTGGTTATAAGCAAGTTGGAATGAAAAAGAAGGGTAAGAAGATTGTTCCAAATTGTGTTCCGGTGAGTGAAGATCATAAGGAGATTGCATCTGGAAAGATGAAGGATGAAGAAGGATACATGGCAAATATTGAATTTGATCAGATTGAAAGAGCAGTTGCCATGTTGAGAAAGCGTATTAAAAAAGGAGATCAACAGATTCCTGCTTGGGTTCAATCTAAAATTACTAGAGCAGCAGATTTTATTGATACTGCTGCTGATTATATGGCAAGTGATGAGAAAATTTCAGAAGCAGCAAATCCAGCACAACAAGCTGCAATTGCAATCGCAATGAAAAAAGCAGGTAAGAAACCAAAAACAATGAAAGAAGAGGAAGGTAAGAAAGATGCCTGCTACCATAAAGTAAAGTCAAGATATAAGGTTTGGCCAAGCGCATATGCTTCTGGAGCACTTGTTAAGTGTCGTAAAAAGGGTGCTAAGAATTGGGGAACAAAGTCTGAAAGTACAGATTTTCTTTCGTATGACTGGGATGGTCCTGTTAAACATCATGATAAAAGATATTGTCCAAAATGTGAAAAGGTTGAACATTATTGGGAATGTAAATATGGACCAAAATATTGGTCATTGTTTTCTATTCCAGAACCTTTAGCACCAAATCAAGCAACGTACCATATTGCCAAAATTCATCCAGCTAACGAAGAATTTTCAGAAGCAATTAAAATTCCAGCACTTTATGGAAATGTACTTTCAATTATTTTGACCTGGCGTGGAAAGTCATATATGGCAAAGATGTTCTTCCCAAATGCTAAGATGCCAACTAGAAGGGAAGTTAAAGATCAAATCGAAAAGGTTTATCCTGGTTCAACTGTTCTTTCTTATGAAGTATCTAAAGTTCAACCTGGAGAACCATTGATTCAGGTAACCGAAGAAACAATTGAAGAAGTTGCGGCATGGCAACGTAAAGAGGGTAAAAATAAATCTGGTGGACTCAATGAAAAAGGGCGCAAATCTTATGAACGTGAGAATCCTGGAAGCGACCTTAAGGCACCTTCAAAGAAGGTTGGAAATCCTCGCAGGAAGAGCTTTTGTGCCAGAATGAAAGGTATGAAGAAAAAGTTAACTTCTGCAAAAACTGCAAACGATCCAGATTCACGTATTAATAAATCACTTAGAGCTTGGAACTGCTGATACTTTATGGCAAATGATGTTTATCTTGGTAATCCGCTATTAAAAAAAGCGAATACACCAATTGAATTTACTGAAGAACAGATTCG